GTTCGCTACGGTATATTCTTCATATACGCTACCGTCCTCACAGATGTGGCCCTTGTAGTCAAGGAATTCATTCGCGTACTTCAACATCGTTCGCTTGTGGTCATCAATAAAGCCGTCAAATATACGCTTATATTCGGGGGTGGCGTATACCGCGTTCATATCAGTCAGCGTACGGGTGATACCTACGTTAAGCAATATCTTGCGTTTCATTTCATCCTTAAGTCCCTTTAACAGTAATTCTCTAACTTCCTGGTTTGTCATTATTGTGCCTCCTATTGGCTTGGGGCCCTACCCGGGCCCCCGGTTAGTTAGTCTTCAAAGCCGGCTACTATCTCAGCCAGCCTGTCGCGTTCCTCACGCACGTTTTCTAGCCACAGGTAAAAATAGTACCAAGCCGGGCGATAAAGGCAGCGGGTGGTGCGCTTGATTTTATGTTGCGCCGCCTTATGAATCAGTTCCTGTACGCGTTTATAGCCATGCCAGTTCATAGAATCATGGACTAGGAAGTAACCGAATGTCAGCTTGCCTTCCTCAATGAGCTTCATGAGCTTCTGTTCCATTACATGGACTTCATGGCTGTTCACAATATCAAGTATCTCCTGCATCAACTCAGCCTTGGTTTTCTTTTCATCGCTTTTTGTCATTGTAAGCCCCCCTTACAATTACATCATACTACGGTTATTTGATAAAGTCAAGTACTTTTTTAATGATTTATTAAAACTTTTTTTGAATTAATTCGTACGCCTAGCCTTTATATCGTACCTAGGGTCGGTTATACTATGGTTGGTAAAGAGGTTAAGAAACATGATGAAGCGTAAGCGATGGCCACAGCTTGACACGAATAGTAACCCACTCGAAGCGACCGAACCTATTGATAGGTGGTGGGAGCGTAGGGCCTCTAACCTCCATCCAGACCCACACAAGCCAGGCTCAATACCCCATGAATACTTTGACAGCCCTGAAGCCATGTGGCAAGCCGCGTGCGAATACTTTGAATGGATGGAATCAAGGCCACAGTATGAGGCCCGCCCCTTCCAGTATAAGGGTGATGTATTCATGAAGAACATACCCCGCCGCCGCCCCTTTACGCTACAGGGCCTGTTAGTGTTTTTTGATATGAGTATATACGTATGGGGCGGGTACAAGAACCGGCGCGGCCCGGGGTACGCCTTTGTAGCTGAACAGATAGAGCACGTTATCTTTACACAGAAGTTTGAAGGGGCAGCCGTAGACCTATTTAACGCCAATATAATCGCCAGGGACCTGGGTTTACGTGATGCACAGGAACATACTGGTCCAGGGGGCGGCCCAATACAGGCACAGCAGCTAATAACACAGTCAACTGATTTGACTAAGCTAACTGATACCGAGCTTGATACCATCATACAGGCGCTTGACGCACGTAGTATACAGGGGGCCGCTGATGCCACAGATAAGTAGCGCTAGCCGGGCCGGGTTCATACGCCGTACCCAGTATATCAAAAAGCAGGAAACAAGGAATGATAAGCAGAACCATATCAACAACCTGCTAACACAGCGTGCACCGCTCTACCGCGCTGAAAAGTGCCGCCGTAGCTTTGCCTACTTTATGCAGTACTTCTGGTCAGAACTATCAGCCGATGATATGGTATGGAACTGGCACCTTGACTACCTAACCAATGAATTGATGAACGTAGCAAAACAGGTCAGTGAAGGTAAGCCAAAGTCCCATGACCTCATAATCAATATTCCCCCCGGTACTACCAAGTCAATCACTACTAGCGTAATGTTTCCCGTATGGTGCTGGATAAACTGGCCATGGATGAAGTTTATTGTATCATCCTATAGCGGGGCCCTTGCATTAGAACACGCTGAATTCAGTAGGGAACTTGTTAGGTCACCTAAGTTTAAACAGCTATTCCCCCATATCATAATCAAACCTGATAAGGATACCAAGAGCAACTTCCGTCTGATATATACCGATGAAAAGGGAGTAAGCCATATGGGAGGTAATCGCTTATCAACTTCAGTAGGCGGTACACTGACGGGGTTCCACGGCCATATATTGATTGTGGATGACCCACTGGACCCAAACCGGGCTGTATCAGAAACCGAACTGAAGAACGCAAACCGTTGGATGGAACAGACCCTATCAACTAGAAAGATTAACAAGGCCGTCACCCCTACTATACTGATAATGCAGCGTCTACACCAGGATGACCCTAGTGGACACATGCTAGCTAAGAACAAGACCAACGTCAAGCATATCAGCCTACCCGGCGAAATACGCAACTACCGTGGTCACTTGCACCCGGAGGCCCTAGCCCATTACTACATCAATGATTTGCTAGACCCCCACCGGATGCCGTGGCCCGTATTGAAGGATATGGAAGTTGACCTTGGCCAGTACGGCTACGCTGGACAGGTGGGTCAGAACCCGGTACCGCCGGGTGGCGGCATGTTTACTGTTGACCACATACAGGTGGTATCATACTCAAGTGTATTCCCGGCTGATATAGCGTCAACGGTACGCTACTGGGATAAGGCCGGTACCCAAGGCGGCGGGGCCTATACCGCCGGTGTGAAGATGTGCCGGTTGAAGAACGGTAAGTTCGTCATCTTTGACGTCAAGCGGGGCCAGTGGGGTACCGACCAGCGTGAAGCAATCATACGCCAGACGGCTGAAGCTGATGGCGTAGCGGTTAGTGGCTGGATTGAACAGGAACCCGGTAGTGGCGGTAAGGAATCAGCTGAGGCTACCATACGCCGCTGTGCTGGGTATAGCTACCGTGCAGAGCGGCCGGTAGGTGATAAGATATACCGGGCGGACCCGTTCTCAGTACAGGTCAATGAAGGGAATGTACTACTGGTACAGGGAGAATGGAACCATGACTTCATTGAGGAGCTACGGTTCTTCCCCTTTGGTACCTACAAAGACCAGGTTGACGCGGCTTCTGGCGCTTTTGCTAAGCTAGCCACTGGTAAGAAGGTATGGGTGTTATGAGTGATATGAAGCGAACGAATCCATCAATACAGTCGAATAAAGAACTTCAGGCGATGAATGAAATTATCGGCTGGGCCCGGCAGGGTATGATGAGTGTATTACGGGGTAGCCAGTATAGCGGGGCCCGGGATATCTACCAGGCACTAGGTTATGAGCGTAACCCGGAGTTCCGCCATTTCTATGAACAATATCGTTCACAGGATATAGCCGCCGCAATTATTGACCGCCCTATTAAGACAATGTGGCGCGGCCCTATAACGGTGCTTGAGAGTGACGATGATAACGAAACCCCGCTTGAACGGACCTGGATTGAACTGGATACTACGCTACACTTGAAAAGCAACTTTGTACGCCTTGATACCCTAGCGGGGCTAGGCCGGTACGCGGTGCTATTCATGGGCTTTAGTGATGTCAGGAACCGCACTGACCTTATCAAGCCGGTAGCTATCGGGACAGCCTTGAAGCTATTGTACGTACGGCCGCTCAGTGAAGCGAACGCGTCAATCTATAGCTACGATACGGACCCCGCTAGTGAACGCTACGGACAACCCCAGCTATATTCATTGACTATAGCGGCCCCCGGCGGTAACAAGACTGAGGTACTACGGGTACACTACACCCGTATACTGCACGTAGCAGAGGGCTTGCTTGAAGGTAATATAGAGGGTGTTAGCCGGCTAGCCCCGGTATTCAATCGCCTGAAGGACCTTGAGAAGCTGGTAGGCGGTAGCGCTGAGATGTTCTGGCGCGGGGCCCGGCCCGGCTACTACGGGAATGTATCCCCAGATGCAGAGCTAACCGAAGAAGCCCGCGAGACCCTTAAGAACCAGCTTGATGAATACGAACACAACCTACGCCGCTTCCTTGTATCAAGTGGTATTGATATGAAGGAGCTAGCCGCGCAGGTAGTTGACCCAACCGGCCACGTTGATATACAGATACAGATGATAAGTGCGGCCACCGGCATACCTAAGCGGATATTGACAGGTAGTGAACGCGGTGAGCTAGCCAGTAGCCAGGACCGCGATAGCTGGCTTGAGACTATGCAGAGCCGCCGTGAGGAATTTGCGGAGCCCAACATACTGTATCCATTTGTGGACCTTCTTATCCGCTATGGGGTACTACCCAGGCCAATCCCCGCCGATGGCGCTAGCACTGGCGCTAGGGGCTATACGATTAAATGGCAGGACCTGTGGAGTACCAGCCAGAAGGAAAAGGCAGAACTGGGCCACATTAGAATACAGAGCCTGAAGGATTACCTAAGCACCCCGCTAGCCTATGAGACCCTACCCCCTGATATGTTCTTCAAGCTAATCATGGGCCTTGGGTATGATGATATTGAGCTAATCAACCAGTACATTGAATCCCAGATGGAGGAGGAACCCCTTGAAGAGGAGGAACCGCCTGAGGAAGAGGAGGCCCCTACCGAATGATTACCGCTAGTAGGCCCATAACCAGTCTAGCACCCCACTACCACGTCAACACACTACAGGTGTTGAACGCCTATGACCCTACGCAGACCACCACTATACGCCGCCGCTTTGAGGCTAGTATGAATCGCCGCTTTATGAAGTTGCGAGGGCTGGTACGTAGGGCCATAGTTGAACAGGATTGCCTAGGCCTACAGCATAACGGTATTGATTCAGTCACTACAAATGCGGCGCTACCGGGTCACCGGGCATTTGCATTTGAGCGCTCAGCTGATAAGGTTGAGGCCTTTATAGACTGGGTGCGCCAGTCAGTTAAGGATAACGTGCTTGAGACCGTGGTACTACCCGGTCGGGGTATTGGTAGCGGGGTTGAGACCCCGTGGTCAAATACCTACCTCACTAGTGCCTACCAGAAGGGTATTGCAGACGCCCGGCGTGATATGCTACATGAGGGTTATGATATACCCGAAGTTGAAGGTGGTGTACGTTCAGTATTCAACCAGCCCGTCCACGCTGACCGGGCCGGGTTGATATACACCCGTACGTATACCGAGCTACGGGGAGTGACTGACCAGATGGCTAACCAGATGAGCCAGGTGCTTGCCCAGGGTATCATTGACGGTAAGGGCCCGCGGGATATTGCCCGCCTATTGAATAAGACAATCAGCGGGGCCGGCGGTACGCTGGATTTGGTTGATACACTCGGCCGCTTCATCCCCGCCCAGCGTAGGGCCCAGACAATAGCACGTACTGAAGTCATACGCGCACACCATATAGCAAACGTCCAGGAGATGCGTAACTTCGGGGTGGCCGGAGTAAGCGTACAGGTTGAGTTCCGTACCGCCGGGGATGACCGGGTATGCGATATCTGCGCAGGGTTGCAGGGCCAACGTTACACCCTTGAGGAGATAGAGGGTATGCTACCTGTACATCCTAACTGCCGTTGTAAGGCCTTCCCAATAAGCCGGCGTGAGGCTGAGCGGCTAGCACGTAGCGGGGGCCCTGCTCCAACTCCGGCCCCTACTCCTACGCCTACCCCAGCACCGGCAGCAACTCCAGCTACGCCAGCGCGTACGCGCACTACCACTCCACGTACTATCCCGCCCCCGCCCCCGCCACGCTTGCAACCGTTTGAGAATATACAGTGGGGTGATGATATAGTTGACGCAGACGCGGTACGCCATAGGTTCAAAGACCAGTACAATATTGACATTGAAGGAGTAGCCAAGGATTCACCACAGTGGCAGTTGCGGTACGCTAATATGACGGGCCATTCACTAGAGGACATATACGCCACCTCACCGGCATTGAGAACTCGGGCCCAGCAGGGTATTAAGTCATCTAATATAAAGCTCAGCATAACCAATAGCCCGCCTTCCGCATATGGTTATCAGAATGACGGGGTATTGGGCTTCTACTCACCGGGGGCTGCCCAGATTACTACATTGAAGCGCTCAATGGAGCGTACCTCCCCATCATTGACTATTGGTATTGGTGAGCACAATATAGGCATTGACTTCCAGTCAATAATGAGGCACGAATACGGTCACGCGGTACATCATAGGTTACTATCATTTGATAATTGGGATAAGATTAAAAAGACCTATAATAGAATGGGTACGGACGTCATTGCGGGTAGAATATCACACTATGCAGCAACTAATCCGCACGAGATGTTTGCTGAAATGTTCTCAGCGTGGACATCGCCGCTATACGGAGTACCCAATAGTAGCGGCTCAACCATAGGGCGCGTACTACCTGAATGGGCTGAGGAACTGATGATTAGCGTGTTAGGGCCGCGCGGGAGGTAATGGTATGATAATGGCACCACACTGTTTTAAGCGTAAGTGTAGACACTACCGGGGCATACTACAGCCGGACGGTACAGAGGCCACTGAAGTTCCGTATTGCGATGCATTCCCAGAGGGTATCCCTAATGAGATAGCCTACGGAGATAATCTTCATACTAGGCCGCTAGCTGACCAAGAGAATGATATCGTATTTGAGAAGGAATAGTATATGGATAAGAAGTTAGACATTCAATTCAATACAACTACCACCCAACCCGCTTATACCATACGCTATGAGAATCACCAGGGCCGCCGCCATATGGTGGTACCTGTTATAATGATGGTGGAGGGAGTTCATTGCGGTAGCCACGGCCCGGTATACCACAGCGCTGACGAGCTACGGCGGCACTGTGAGGCCTGGAATGGCATACCTGTACTAGTGAACCACCCGGAGCAGGATGGACACAATGTTAGCGCGAACCAGCCCGCTATTGTGGAGCGTGAAGTGCTGGGGAGGGTATACAACTGCCAGTTTGACGAGGAGCGGCGCGGGCTACGGGCTGAGGTATGGCTGGATGAGGGAGTTATCCAGTTCCGCCACCCTGAGCTTATGGCCCACCTAGCGGCAGGAGACCCGATGGACGTCAGTATTGGAGCCTTTACTGACGATGAACCAGCGGAGGGACTATGGAATGGTGAAGCGTATACGGCAATTAGTCACAACTATCGGCCCGACCATCTTGCCTTATTACCACATGCGCGCGGGGCCTGTAGCTGGGCGGATGGGTGCGGGCTACGGGCTAATAGCGCCTATATCAATAAGGATGGAGGTAATGTAATGGATAAACAGCTTTGGAAGGCATTCCAGGCGGCTGGCTACCATGTAACATCTACACAGGCACGGGCCCCTCAGGCTAACCAGCAGGGGTATCTGGAATTGGTTCAAAGCGTACAGCGTAAGCTAGATGCTATGGACTCAGATACCAAGTTGCACTTTCTTGAGGAGCTATTCGATGACGGTACATTCGTATATCGTATAGCTACAGCAGATAATGCGCCGGCCCGGTACTATCGTAGAGGCTATAGTGTAGGGGAACAGGGCCAGGTGGAATTTGACGATACCCCTATACAAGTAAAGCGTCAGGTGACGTACGTGGAGGTTCCGCAGATGAATGCCGAACAGAAGACAACGAAGTTCGTAAGAACAAAAGGAGAGAACCAGATGGGCACGAATGAACAGAGTACACCGTGTGGATGCCCGGATAAGGTTGCTGAGCTTATTGCCATGGAGCACTACACGGATGCTGACCGTGAATGGCTTGAGAAGCTCGACAACGCCGGGCTGGACAGGTTGATAGCCGTACATAAGGCTATGAGTACCCCCGCTACTCCTGCTGAGGATACCACCCCGGCAGTCAATACCGAATCAGATGCTAAGCAGGAACCCCCTGCCCCAGCAAATGCCCCCCAGCTTAATGAGGCAGAATACCTAGCTACGCTGCCCCCAGACCTCCGGCGTCAGATGGAATACGGTATGAAGCTATACCGCGACCACCGCGCCGCTCTCAAGCAAAGCATCATGGATAACACTGATGTGTATACCGCTGATGAACTTGAGCTCCAGAGCGATG